TATTTCTCCAGTTATTTTCCCCCATTCAGCAGAAGTTTGCGTATTTGAAATAACATTATTACTTATTGATATGCCAGTGCCAGCTGTATATTTAGCTTCTGTTTTTGTCGCGTAATTGCTGTCATTTGTCAGTTGTGATACTTTAGTCGGTAAATCGGTCTTGTTAGCCTTGAGGGTATATGTACTCTTATCTACTACTTGTACTTGTGTATATCCTTCTGTTATAGACGCAACGTTTGAATTTAAATTTACGTAGTATGTCCAAGGGTTATTTTGTATATTTACGTTGGTTATACCATAGTCGTTAAAAGTGTTACATTGTGTAGGTCTAAGGTAATAAGAAACAAAAGTAGTAGTAGGTATTTTTAACCAAATTTCACCAGTTAGTGAATTGCCAGTAGTATCTGTTTTAGCGGTAAAGTTATAAGCCCAAGTTAAATTTTTAAGTATATTACTCCAAGTTGTATTATCACCGTTATAATTTTCTAGGATTTCAAAAACCTGACCAACATAAGAAGTTGAGCCAAATCTAACACCAAGCTTCACTAAAGCTTGCAATTTATGAATCCCAGCAGTTATTATCTCTAACCAAAACAACTGTGATATATCATAATTAGCGGTTTTACTAAATGTTACGGACGCTAGTTTAATATAAGGTTGTGCAAGCAAGTTAGTGGGGTTAGTAATTTGACATTTGCTGTAAAGCAAAGGTATATATTGAGTAACCCTTGTTGCATCAATTTTATTATCTAACGCCGTTTTTATACCACCCGATGTAACAGGGTTTGTAGAATTAGCAGTAGGTGTTGTATCAAAGGTTAATTTATTTTGTTTAGCATTTAACGCACTCTGCAAATCGTTTTGTTCGAAAATATCACCCTTTATAGTTCCCCAAATTCCGCCGTTGTTCGAAGTACCTAGAAATTCCCAGTGATTAAGATACCAATAATACTCTGGGTATGCGTCCAGTCCTTCCGCACCAACTAAGTATGCATCTCCGTCCAAATTTCCGATTGCCGGTAAATCTTCTAAAGAATTAACGCGTCCTTTGATTTTGATTGCGCTTCCCAACCTGTTTAAAATATCTTCACAAGCTGTTTGACTAGCTTTTGCGTTTTCAGCGCTTGTGCTTGCTGAATTTGCAGAATCTTTAGCATTATTTGCGCTTGTTTGTGCGTTTGTAGCTGATTTACTTGCATCATTTGCTTGCGTTGTTGCAATGTCTGCTTTTGTACTTGCAGTTTCGGCACTACTTGATGCTGAATTTCTGTAATTAAGTGCAAGTTTTTCACTTTCAGACGCTTTTTCTTTGCTATCAAGTGCTGAGTTTTTATATGTTAAAGCGTTTGCTTCGCTTGTAGACGCTTTTGTAGCACTTGCATTAGCGCTTTCAGCAGATGTTTTTGCTTGTTGTGCATAGTTATTGGCGGATGTACTGCTTGTACTTGCTGAACTTGCACTTGTACTTGCTTCTTTTGCTTTATTAGTAGCAATAACGGCATTTGCAGACGCCGTTTCTACACTAGCTAATGCTTGACTAGCTGATGCAGTAGCACTACTTGCGCTTGTTGACGCCTTATTCTCACTTTCTTTTGCTTTTTTTTCGCTGAGGCTAGCACTGTTAGCGCTCTTTGTAACATTCTCTTGCACTTCCTTTAGATTGCTCAATGTGGTTGCGCTGATTTCTTTAACTTCATTAGTTTTTGATGTGCATATATCAGCTTGCTCTTTAGCTAAATCAATCTGTTTTGCACCTTCTGTTTGAATTTTGTTTATTTGTGTAGCTGTTGTGGATGTGATATTACCGATTGAAGTTTCTTCTTGTTGTTTTATGCTATTTTCTGCATTAGTTCTTTTTTCAGCAATAGAAGCTTCGGCATTAGCTTGTGCGCTGTTGACTGTGTCTACAGCAGATTTTTCTTTAGCGCTGATGTTTGCCAAACTTGTTTCTAAATCATTTGTAATATTTTCTCTGCCGGTAGCAACATCTTTATTGATTGCTTCATGTTCCTCTTGAACAAAAGTTAATATGTTGTCTGCGCTCTCTTTGTTTTTTTTAGCTTCTTGAGCATAATGCTTAGAAGAATAGTCCTCACCATTCACAAGCTCATCTGATACAGCCCATTGCTTTGACATACTGTCAAAATATGTTTGTGGATATTGTGCATTTACTTGAATTTTATTATTAACGCTTGACACATTAACACTTTGTAGTTCATCATCTTCATATATATCAAAACTCATAAAATCTCCTTAAGTACCAACACCAATTGCCAAATATGAAACAATCAAATCTTTGTTAGAATAGTTTTTTAAACGAAATCTCATTCTGTTAACGGAAACAACACTTGCTTGAATCGGTGAATCCGGTGTGTTGTCAGTGTCAAAATATCTGGGTCTAGGTGTTATAATTAAATGAATTGGGTAATATTTACTGTCTGTTACGACCTCGCCGGATTGCATGAATTCTAATCCGTCATAGTTTCCGGAGCTTATATTTTTAAAGATGGTTGGAAAACGATATTCAGTATATCCATTTTCTTGCTCTGCAGGTAGTAAAACATTGCCCCAACAAAATGTTGCTTTATTAGATAGTTTGAAATATCCGGTTGCAGGTGATTCATTATTCACGTAATATCTGGTGATATCTAAAATACTAAGTTGATTATTTAAATCAGTTTGATTTGCTAATGTGCCGGTAATGTTTCCCCATTCTAAGCTGGAAGCACTGCCACCTCCTACGCTTGATATAGTTCCGTCTTCAGTAATCGTTATAGTAGTGCCGTCCGGTTTCACAATGCCTGCTTGCTCTGTTGTTGCGACAGATACTTCTCCTTGGTCTCCTTTATCCCCTTTGTCGCCTTTCTCACCCTTTTCACCTTGAATACCCTGTATTCCTTGCAAACCTCTTTCGCCTTGTTCACCTTGCGCTCCTTTGTCGCCCTTTTCTCCCTTCTCGCCTTGAATACCTTGTACCCCTTGCAAACCTCTTTCGCCTTGTGCGCCTTTGTCGCCTTTGTCTCCTTTTTCACCCTTCAGTGCACTCAGTTGTTCACTAGTGAAATCGGCATAAGTAAATGCATCACCCTTATCGCCTTTGTCGCCTTTTTCGCCCTTTAGCTCATCATGTTTTTCAAGAACTTCGTTATCTATTTCTTGGATAACACTTTCTTTTTCTTTTTGGATGTCAGCAATAGAACTGTCTTTTAACTCACTTATTTCAGTTTTTGTAGCTTCAATGCCGTCAATTAAATCTTTTGCAGAATTAATTGTATCTTGTACGCTGTTTGCTTCAGCTTTCGCTTCATTTGCATAATGTTTGGCAGAATAATCCTCACCATTTACAAGTTCATCTGATACAGCCCACTTTTTTGCCAAACCGTCGTAATAGTTTTGAGATGAAGCTGCGACGGCTCTTCTCCTATATACTTTTGCCATTAAATCCCCTCAACTTTCTTCGGATAAACTGTAATTGAATTTCTGTCTCCGATGTCTGTATCGCCTAGTAGTAATGTGTCTTCTGTGTTATCTTCTTCGCTACAAAGCTTTACACCATAATAATAGGTTGCTGTATCTTCACCTTTTTTCACTGTTAATAAGTCTGTCAAAGTGCCTAATAAAACAAAGATAACACTGTTAGATTTGTTTGAATTTACAATAATTTCACTTCCTACTGGTTTTCTGTTTTCATCTTGTATAGCAAAATAGACCTTGTAGTTTTGGTCAGTTGGTAGACCGGTAACGACAAGTTCGCCACTATCGCCCTGCACTAGCGTAATATTTCCGTTGTTATCAATCGTAAACGCCATATTAATCCTTTCATTTTTATTCCCTCCCCCTGGGGGAGGGCTAGGGAGAGGGTTTTATTAACTATCCCCCAAAATCTGCCACTGTCTGCATCAAACATTCTTGAATAAACCCAGCAGTTGCTTCTTTTTTCTCTTGCAAAGAAATAATGTATTCTTCATCATAGTCAATCGTAAAATCCGGAGTTTTGTAAGTAATAATTACAACTTTTTGCCCTAATTCTAAACCTGCTTTAATCGGCAATAATAAATCTGCTAAGAAGTCTTTTGTAGAGCCGTCTTTCATATTAACTTTGCGCCTAATCCAACCTAAAGAGGTTTGGAAAAACTCGTTTTTGAATTGTTTTTCTCTGGCTTCTGCTTTTTTGTTTTCAAAATCGGGGTCAACAATAGGCTTTCCGTCTTGCATAATTTCATTTGCTTCCAATGCGTAATATGCAGTTGGTGTTTCTTCTATTCTTAACCCTTGATTGTGATTGTATGTAACAATGAAATCTGCCAATTCGTTTTGTTTGTAAGGTTTTTCTAATTTGTAAGCCATAATATCTCCTTTTTAATAGCCGCACGCGTATACTCTACAACCGAAAGTATTTTGCGAACTGTTCCCGATACCGATTTGTGTTGTAGAAGTCCATTCTACTGCAATATCACCGGAAGAAACGCCACTGCCGACAGCTTCAACAGTTGAAACCGCTACTACAGTGTAATTATTTTCATAAAACGCTTTTACAAGGTTGTAAGTTTTGCACTCATTCACACCCCAACCTACAGTCGGAGTTAAAAACCCCTGTTCCAGCCACACACGATTTTTCTTTTCAGCATCAGAAAAATATTCACGATACCAAGATGTTCCGTTTCTGTATTGCGTAATATATAACCCATTCTCACCCAAACCGGAAGTTAAATTTTTGTTCGCTTCGTCTATCTTGCTGTTCATATCAGAACGCAAAGTTGCCATTTCTGAGTTCACGTTGGATGTCAGCGTATTAACTTTAGTGTTAAGCACACTTGAACTGTCTCTGATTTGGTCTAACAAATAATTATTATTGGCGTTTGTTTCAGCCGCGAGAATATCCTCACCGTCGATAAATTCTTTTAAGTATTCTGCCATATTAAAACCTCTTTTTATCATCATAGAGGTTTTAATATCGGGCATTAATCATTGCTAATCCCACCGTAAAACATAGGCACACTACCTTTAACAGCACCAATTGTTAGCAATCTCCTAATAGCAGGTGAAACATTTTGGTTAAAATTACTTATCGCTTGTGGTATTCCTGTGCGATTGTATCCTCTTATTGCTTTTAATGCAGGTTTGATAGTCAAAGCCCTCGCCCAATCTGTTACCCCAAACGCATTTCTACCATTTTTAATGGATTCTAAAAAATCTGTTGCTGCGTTTACATCATCAATATCATTTAAAAACGGTTGTTTGCCATTTTCTACTAACAAGTTTTCAAGGTCTTGTATGTTTCTATTTGTATTTCCTTTTGTAACAGTTGAGTTATAGTTCCGTAAAACTCTTGAAGCACTATCAATTTTATTACCTGCAATCACATTAGGATTGATAATTTGTCTTAAGCCTTCATTATCATCAAATTTGGCAAGCTTCGAAAATTCTCTGTTTGCTTTTCGTAGCTCGGGTGATAAATTCCCTAGACGTTTTGCGTATTTACCGTAAATTTGTTTTAAAATATTCTGTCTGTCTTGTGCAGATGATTTTGCCCAATCAATCGGATAATTTTTAATAGAATTCATAATATCCGCTAATTTTGGTGCGCTAACATTGCCTATATCTGGCACATTTGAAGCTAAATCAATTTTATTTGTCAAATTATCGTATATATCACCTGCAACATCAAAAGCGGGGTTTAAATCTCGTTGACCGCTTACGGAACGTGAATTATAAATATCATCAAGCGTATTTTTTAATGATGAAGCAGAAACACTTATATCTTCTGGTAATCTTAATGCGGCTTCGTTAACAGCCTGTCCTGCCTTATCTAGTAGATTTTTATAATCATTTTGTACTCGTTCCGTTGTGTTCATTAACAAATTCTGCACCGCGTCGTTGTCTAAATCCAAAGCCTTGCTATTAGGTTTTACAAGTTGTTTTAAGGTCTCGGGTTTTAAACCGCCGAAGTTTTTAGCCGCTTGGAATGCACTCCATTTACCTACATTGTTTGCCATTTTCCCCACTACTGGTATTGCATTAATCCCAGCTGCGACCGCTGTGCCTGTACCTGCGCCCTTCAACGGTTCACCTTCTTTTAATCCTTCGATTACCCCCGGAATACCGCCTTGAATAAGCGCATTGCCTGCAAACGCCCCAAGTTTTGAAGCAATGTTCGCCCCTTCTGCGGTTTTTAACCCAGGTAATTGAGAATATAAAGCAAGCTCTGAAAGAACGGGAACGCTGTTAGCAAAAATTGGATGTTCGTTTTCTACTTGTTTTAATCTTTCCCCCGACGTCCGCCAAGCTTCGCCGAGGTTTTGCCCTGTTTTGGCTGCGATAATCGGAGTTACTAACGTGCGGGGTATTTGTTTAATAATGTTACCCGGTGTAATATCAACACCTTTATTACTTCCTTCTTGTTTAGCAACAGAGCCGGTAGAGCGAAAAATTTCATCCAACTCAGCTTCACTAGGCATTGTTTCGCCTTCTATTTCTAATATTTGTCCGTTTGGTGCTTCTATTTCAAATTTCATTTCTTAACCCTTTACCGTTACTTTATATTTGCCGATTGTTTGTGTGTTTCCTTTGGTTGTCTTACCCTGTGTATTAACTACATTTCCATTTGTTCGTTCTGGCAATATATTTATTTGTGGGAAACCATAAACTTTATGCAAAGCATCAAATTTGGCTTGTGCTTGCTCTGGCGTATCAGTTATTTCAGGCAATGATTTGCGATATCTTTTTATATCTCCGTCTGACAAAGTGCCTTTTTCTCCGTTCTTGCGTGCAATAACCGTTGCTAAAGAATCCGCGATAGCATCATACGAAGTTGCGCTCATTCCGCCATATCCTATTGCCATTTTTCCGGCGGTTAATAAACTGGTTGCTTTTCGTGTCCCTGGTTTTGCATTATTTTGTGGCAAATCTTTAAACAAATCTCCCAAAGCGGTTAATTGTTCAGCTACACTCATAGGCTGTTCTTCTTGTTTTTTAGCTTCCAATGCAGCCAATCTATCTTGATGATTCAAGTTAGCATTATAATACTGAAATGCCCTATCGGCTCTTTTTTCGTCTTGTTGCATTTGATATTGCTGTCTTTGCCAATCTCTTTGCGTTTCCAAGTTCTTTTGTTGTGTGTCAAAATACATTCTGCGCCAATCAGCATTATCGCGTAATTGTTGCGTATCAACAAGATTTTTGTAAACATCTTGCGTTATATAACCGCGTCTGTTGTTTATATTATCCGCGATATTTTGCAATTGGTCGTTTTGTCTGTTTGTCAAGTATTCGTCTTGAGCATTTTGTAATAGTTTTGCTTGTTCATCAGCCCCTAATGTTTTGTATTTAGGGTTTGCGCTTTCCAAATTACTTAGAATTTGTGCTTTTTCTGTATCGCTTAGGGTTCCAAATGCAGGGTTGTTTTTTAAAGTATTTTGCTGTGTTTGGATTAAATCATCTCTATACAATTGGTTTTGTGTTCTCAATTTTTGGTTCATGGCAGCAGTATTAACTCCGTATGCTAAAGCATCATCCAAATCTCCACCCATAAGACCTATTGCGCCAGCTGTCGCTAATGCACGCCCTGCAGGACTTACCCCAAAACGTGTTAAAGTTCCCATTGCTTCTCCGGCTCTGTTAGCCCAATTTTTATTCTTATCTGGGGCAAAGTTTTCTAAACTTAACGGGTTATATCTATTTTCGCGATAACCGCTTGCAATGTCGCGCAAAACTCCGCCTTCTCGTAAAGGATTAGAGATATTTGCACTTTGTATTACATTACCGTTGTCATCTGTGGTAGTACCTACGCTCTCATTCTGTTGTACAGGAGTGCCCAACAAATAATTCGCCAGATTCGAATCCATATTTTGGAATCGGTTTTGGATAGAATTAGGGTTTTCCACGCCCAATTCTTCCAGTGCACCGCCCTCGTAAGGCAATGTTTTTGTTAATTTATTATATAAATTACTTATAATATTCGCCATTTTAACTCCTATCTTGCTAAATAATTATACAAATTTCGTTTGCCTATGCTTGCCATATTGGCTTTGAAATTGTTTGTATTGTTGGCTGTTGTTATATAATTTGGTTGTGTCATAGTTGGGTTAAATTCAGCCGTAGGCGTTTTATTACTTCCCATTAACCCCATTAATGAATTTGCCATAGACATCCAACCTCCGCCAGAACTGCCACCGCTATTTCCACTTAACGCAGTAGTATTTGAAACAGCATTAGAGCTAGAAACACTTGGTGTAGTTGCTATTGAATTTGATACTGGGCTATTATATGCACTTGGCGTGTTAATTTCTTTAGAAATTGGGCTAGTATCAGCCTGCGCGCTATCTATCATATAATTATACAAGGAATTCGCAGTAGGAGTATTAGAGACCGCATTTTTGTCCATAATGCGATTGTATATATTATTTCTCGAATTAACATTAGGCAAACGCATTGTGTTATTATTCAGTCGGTTTGCATTCGCCTGCATAACTCCATTGGTTCTTTGGTTGTTTTGTTGCATTTGTCCAGCAACTGCTGACATAATCATAGGTATAAACCAAAACATCTTTTCCCCTCCTACGAACTAAACAAGCTACTTACACCACCGGACAAAAGAGCATTATTTGTTTTATTTTGTGCCAATGCATTGTTTGTAGACACTTGTGCTAAATTATAATTATTCACGTTGTTAGCTTGGTTTTGCGCACCTGTGTTAACGCCGGTAATATAATTATATAAATCAGAAATCACGTTCCGATAATTAGATAAATTATTGCTCAATTGATTTGTGTAACTATCATATAAATTCGCGGTCTGGTCTGCCAAAGTATTGTTAAAACTATTTGTAGCACCTTGCAAACCGCTTGAGCGCATCAACCCTTTGTTCGCCAAATTAGACAACACAGATGTATCGTAATTCTGCGCCATTTGGTTTTTCAACCTATTGGCGTAAACTTGATAATTTGCGTCTTTTGAATAATCACCGCTATTTAACGAATTCAAACTATTGGACAAACCCAGCCAAGCAGAATTGCCGATACTGCTCATTTGGTCTGACGGCGTGTAATCTACTCCGCTTTTACTTGCGGTAGAAGAACCAAATAAACCGCCAGTATTATATGTTGCACTCGCATAATCTGGTGCTTTTTTACTTTTGCCCATTTATGAACCTCCATTTAACTATTTTCTTATCATCAGTATAAACCTTTTCAAATCCGCTCTTTTTTAGAACTAAGCCAGCTTCTTTTAATGGTGTATACGCATAAATGTCCTCTTTAAACGCTCTGCAAACAACGCTTACTGCGTCTATATTATCTTTGTAATTCTTTCTTATGCTTGTACCGCTTAGTGTCAGCTCTCCTTCTTCATTTTGTACGGTAATAAAACCTCTTAACTTTCCGTCTTTTTCACCGTAAAAACAAAAAAGGTTAGGGTTTTTCACTAACCAATCAAACTCATATTGAGAGGGCATAGGACGGCTTTCATAAAGCCTTTTCAATTCTTCAATATCTCTGCAATGGTCAATAATCATTTAATGTAACTTTTCTAAAACTTGTCAAACTTATAAAAAAGAGTTATAATGTAAATAGAATAAATTTTATTTATTCTGCAATAAACCCACGCCTTAGGGAGCTTGACCCTATGATACGTGGGTTTATTGTTATTCGTTTAATGTTTTATTATGCATCATCTTATACCTTTTACCCACTCCATTAATATCTTCAATTAAATAATCATAAAGATTATTCTTAAAAGTATTAGAAAAATGGTCATAACTTCTATCAAGTTCATTCTTCGTGTTAGTATTCAATCCTTTTTCCGAAGTAGCTAAATTTTTGCGCAACAATGGATATTGCTCCATGTTTATAGTATTGTCTTTTCCTTTATTATGCCTACTAAACAGTATCTCCCCATAATCTTTTATATTCACAGGGTTATTTTGCAAGAAATCTTTATAATATTGTTTTCCCAATTTATTATAATTTTTAAATTCTTCACTATTCATTTTATTAAAAGGCTTATGAAACAATAATTCTCTACCTTCCCATATATCACGTAGATAAGGTAAAAAAGGTAATACTCTATTAAAACCATTTTTAACAACATAACCACCCATAAAAAGATTAGGCATAGTCCAAGCGTCAATTTCCGCTCTATCTTGTAAATTGTCTTCATCAAATATTTTTTCATACAAACTCATTTTAACGCCCTCTTGTTTTAGTCTTTGCTTTAATATTCTTCAATTCCATTGAGCTTATATAAAAACCTTGCCCCAATTGCTCTGTGTACACTTTAATCCCCAATGTGTACCACGTTTGAGGTGTTGAAATCTCAACAATTTTCTTATTATATGGACTTTTTGGCGCGAATTTGGATTGACCGTATTTAGCCGAACCGTATTGAGAAACGCTGTTATCTCTTACGCGTACTCGCTTTGGATTTTTCTCTTTGCCGTTGCAGATTAATTGCACATAGAAATCCTGCGTGTAATCTGTATTCAATTCCAATAATAAAGGCGTTTTCTGTTTCTTCATGTTGCTTGAACTGCCAATGTTAATGAATGTCGTTTTATATTTAGAAGGATAATAGCTTTCATCAAACTTGTTGCCAATGCGTTCAAGTCTTATATTTCCCAATTTATCACCGCTATAAACAGAATTTTGGCTTAATAATATTGTGTTGAGTTCTTGCTCGGCTCTTTCTAACCACTCCTGCTGTGCGTAATCAAATATAAGCACTTTGTCATTGACTAAGCACCAAATTTCATTATGAGTATCGTATATGCAGGAATACATTTTTAAACGTTCTACACGCGAGAAATAACTTTGTATTTCTTTTGCTACGGGTCCTGTCGGTTTTGTCTGTCCTGTTGTATCTGTAACACCTAAGTAATAAATATTCTTTTGGTTGCCGTCATAAAAGAATAAATAAGCGTCATGTTTGGTGATAGAATCATAAGAAAAACATCCGATACCGCTCGATGTAATTAATTTCGCATTTGTGCTGTCATTTGGCGTAACGTTTAATAAGGTGCAATCGTCCTTCGTAAATATGTATAAACCGCCCGTAAAACTCGCCAACGCCGTAACTTTTTTGGAGAATTCAATGTACCAACTGTCAGCAACATCTTTTGGGTCGTCATTCCACGTGTAAATATCGTTTTGGTGTGATGAAGCAATGCCGTAACTGCAATTCATAACTAAAAAACCGTTCCAAGCGGTAATGGCTAAGCCTTTAATTGTTCTTCCGGAATAGTCTTTTGCATCTATTGTCGCAATATAACCGCCGTCAGCAATTGCAACGGGGTTATGGTCTTGTACCACATTTGAATAATTAGAATCAGTCGTGAAAGCTACGGTTCTTATTTCTTCACCGTTCGTAAATACAAATACATCGTATGCGCTTGAATACATTGTTAAACCGTTGCAAGCGCCTGTTTTAGTCAAATCATCCAGCAATATTTTAACGGTTTTATCAATTCCTATGTAGAACAATGTACCCTTTGTATCGTTTTCACCATAAATAATGATGTATGGGAAATCATCCTGTATGCTTTCAAAGATTTCGACACAAGTGTAATCTTCCGGTAAACTGTACGCAAGCGCGTTACCTTCCATACTCTTGATACCTGTTGCACTTCCGATTTCGGATTGTATCAATTCAACATTCACGCTTTCAAGAGCGGAGATAACGCCACCTGCGTTAACTCCGTTAAATTCTCTTATACCTTTAAAACTGTTAAATATCTGTGGGTCGACAGCAACGCTCATTTTGTACCTCTAAAAAATTGTGTAAGTGTCTACTCTTGCAGGCTTGCAAGCTTTTTTAAATAGCTTCCAATACTCATTAAACTCTGCTTGTGTCGGTGCAAAGTTCTCATCTTGCTCATCTTTGTTATTTGTAACCATTACTCGTAATACTAAACAATCCATGAACAAATCTTGGATAAGCTCAGGCATATTGATGTAATCATCCGCATTTTTAAATTCCATTGCGGTTTCGCCTTCTTGTGTCATAACGGGTGCGAATTGGTTATAAACAACGTTATATGTAACCCTTTCATCAGGTATCGGATAAAGTCTGATTTTGCAATCAGGGTTTTTGTAATCTACCCAATAACCGCTCGGTGTGCCTTTAAGAGTTTGGTCTAACTTTTCACCGCTACCATAAAAAATCAAACTGTCCTTTGTTTCATCGTTATAAATGTTAAAAATTTGTCCGTCTGGAAAACTGTAATTAGCTTGACCAACTGTTGTAACAATCTTCTTTTCTTTATTTCTGAAGGGAAAATCCTCAAGGTTCATAAGATATCTGATTGCAACATTCAATTCAGTTTCGGCTTGCATGGCGTCTTCGTTACCCCAAACCATATCGTCTTTATTAAAACCGCTCCACGCTCTGTTACCTAATTCTGTTAATATTCTTTGCGCTGTAATGATAGTCATTATAGAACCTCGATTTTATACTCATCATTTTTGTGATAATCTTTTGCAATTACAGTTTTAGCACCACCTTTTAGGGCTTCTCTGGCTTCTTTGTTATAAGCACCTAAAAATGCTTCAATAACATCACCTGTAACTATTACTGGATTATTTTTAACTACAAGATTAGTTACTCTGTATTGCACGTCCGGGTCTTCATAACAAACTACTATTTTTTCTACAACTTCGGTTTCATTGCCTAAAACCAAATCTTCCGTAGTTGCAGGCTTCTTTTCTATTATTTTTTTAACCGGCTTCTTTTTTGCTAATGCCATATTGTGAACTCCTTTATCTGAAAACAGTAGAGGGGAAAACAGCCCCTCCCCGCTTATTTTAAGTCTTATGCTACTGTTAGTGTTGCGCTTGCTAATGCTTTTGGTTGTACAACCTTCATACCGTAAACATACAAACCTGCTACGTAGATACCGAAGAAATCTTTATCTTCTGATACCTTAGTTTCAAGAATTTGGTCAGCGTATGTAATACCTTCAGTTGTACCTGCAAGAATTTTATAACCGCTTGCATTCTTGATTAAGGTTGATTGTTTGATATCAAAGCCTGCAAATTGCATGATTGCGCCCTTTCTGATAACATCATCAGCCGCAGAAGTTGAGTGTGTCATTTCAGGTGCTGCTTTCATCAATTTAACGATAGCAGGAGGAACAATTAAGAACGGACGTTTGCCGTCTTCACCTCTGCCGTTTGCACCGATAGCATTTGTATCTGCTAATGCTTGATACAAATCTAAGCAAGTGTCGTAGATATTTGCTTTTGTAACCGCTACTGTACCTTTTTGGTTACCTGCGTCAACACCTGCAAAACCTAAAGCATGCAATGCTGCGTCTTTAGTGTTTGTGATAGCAACTTTTGCTCTTGCTACGTATTTTGCTTGCAATTCTTTTACGTTTGCTTGCTTCATTTCGATTGTTGACAAACGGAAGCCCCATTCTTTTTGTTGGTCGATATTCAACACTTGTTCAGAACCTGTTGGCTTATCATAAGTAATTGGCGTGCCGTCTGCGTGTGTTCTTACGGTAATGTTACCGATAGAAGGAATACGAACTGTATCACCTGCATATCTGATTTCGCCTTCGTAGTCTTTGTTTACACAATCAGCCATTACGCCGTAATCATCTAAGTTTCTCAAAATCAATTTAGACCAAATCTCAGGAACCATTAAACCGTCTGCGATTTTAGTTGGATTTGATTCTCTGTTTGCCATTGTCATAATTAAATCTCCTTAAATTAGCTGTAAATCCAATCTGTGCCGTGTTTTTTGCAATAGTCGTCAAATTCTCTTTGGCTCATTTTGCTTACATCAGCACCTGTGTAGGATTTGTTGTTGTCGTAATCCATAGCGGTGCTTTCAATAACCGCCTTATTTTTGGTAGCTTCAATGGCTTTTTGTGCTTCGTACTCTTTGATAGCTTGCTCTTTGTAGATATTTTGCATTTGCCCGATTAAGTCAACAAATGTCTGCATATCTTCCATGCTCTGAATATGTCCTGTGTTACAGAAAATCTGTAACGCTTGAGAAACGGCAGGATTTTCTTTAATTCCCGCTAAAAATTCCCCATATTGAGCCTTAATGTTGTCCGCAAGCTCTTGTTCTTTCTTGTCTAAAAGTTGCGCGTTTTTGGCGTTATACTCACCTTGTAGTTGGTTTTCTACATTTTTTTTGTAAAGCGCTACTTTTTCAATAAAATTTGCCCCGAAAAACTGTTTTGCCTGTTCTAAATACGCTTTGTTTTCAGTTTGTAAATAATTTGCTAAAGCCTGCCTGCAAACTTCGTAATTCTCAGGCGCTACCAAATTAAGATTGTTTGCATAAACTTCTAATTCGGCTACTTGTACTTTGTCTGCAATCTGTTGGGCTTCCACGGTATTAAAACCGCGTTCTTGAGCTTTTTTCAAAGCTTCAATCTGCTTTTGTTCTTCTGCCTGCTGTTTTTGTTGCTCAAATGCTTGTATGCGTTTTTCTAACTCGCTTGCTTTCTGAACAAATTTTTGTGATTCTTGATAGCCTTTTTCTAATTCTTCAACTGATTTGTACTTACCTGCGTACAGTTTCTCTTGTTGAGTACCATTGTTTTGTGTTTCGGTTTCAGCTTCGTTACTTTCTGTATTAAGCTCTGTGTTTGAAGTGTCTGTGTCGTTTACAGGTTCGCTTACAGAGGTGTTTTCTACAGAAGTTTCAGAAGGTGTTGAAACGGTTGTTTCGTCTGCCATTTTCTACTCCTTATACTTGTTCTCCAGCTTCTGCGGAATCACTTTAATCTCTTGTATACACTCTCCGAACCCTTTAATTTCTAATGCTTCTTTGTTTTTGCAACAGTTAGCAGTTAGAACATCAGAAAGATAAGCGATTAATAGCTCGCCTTCTTTACTATTCAAAAAGTTTTTCAGTTTAACTAAAGTATCCGTATTAGCCATACTCCGAGTATGACAGACCACAAAACGGGCAATTTTCACTAATAACCGCTAACAACATCCTGCGCCATTTGCATTTCTGCATTATTCCTAGCTTGCTGTCTCATCATATCCATTTGCACTTGCTCATTTGCCTTGTTCTGCATTTGTTGCATTTGGAATTGTTGCATAGCCTGTTGCCCTTGCTGTTGGAATAACGGTAATAATTGCTGTTGTACTTCTTCTGGTAACTGCTTAAACTGGTCTGCAAGCTCATCTATCGGTTGAGGGTCTTTAAAGAATTTATCAGGGTTATCAAAACCAATACATTCTACGTACGTTTCGATTGTTTCGCGCCATTCTATCATTGAAGCCAATTCAGGCGATTGAGCAACGGCTTGGAATAATTGGAACAGCTCATTAACCTTGTTTTTTCTGTCGCTTATGGCGTTTCTGTCTTCGTAGATGTAATTGTATTCTGCTTGACGTATTTCATTTGTAATCTTGTATTCGATATTTTTGCCTTTTTCTTGCGCGTAAACGTAATCAGTCCCGTCTTTAAACATTGCCAAAAGCTCTGCTACATTCTTAATCATAGGGATAGTAAGGTCTTGGTTAATAATATCCATAATCTTACCGCTTTGAGCCGTAGAGCCTTTATCAGCAAGGCTTAATTCGGTCGCAGTACGCTTTTGGCTTTCAATTGTGCCGTAGTTTACACTTGATGTATTAGATAATTCTGAAATCTTTTGTGTTAAATATGTCATTAAATCAGAAATACCACTGCTTGATATTGTGTAAGGCTGTGGCATACCGCCCGAATAATCATTTTTTAGCTTAATTGCTTTCCCTGGGGCTAACCTGATATTTCCGTCCTTGTCCGTGTTATTTTCGTCCAATAAATCCTCATTCGCCCAATATGGCGGATTAGACGTAAGAGTTTGAATGTCGAAAGCTAAATTCGCTAACCTTTCCTCTTGCAAACACATATCTTTACAACACTTCAACGGTGAAATACCGCGCTTTGTAAGTGGGTCATAGTCTACCGCGCAGAAAATAAACGGGTTAATAAATATCGGGTTTTCTTCAAATCGCGCTAGATATTTACCTGCAACAACCTCTGCAATATAATTCTTATACATTTTGCCTTGAATTCTAAAATCCCCTTGGGCATATAAAACAGCAATTTTAC